ACTCTCAGCGAAGTCCGGCAGATTCACACCTCATGGCTAAGGGTGGTGCCAGGGCGACGGCGGGACCGCTCCCGGACCCGAACGCGCTGCGCCGCGATCGCGGGAACGAGGCGTCGTGGACGATCCTGCCGCAGGGACGCAAGGGGGCCGCGCCGAAGTGGCCGTTGGAGGAGTCTTCGCCGCGCGAGCTCGGGCTGTGGGCGCGCGAGTGGCGCCGTCCGCAGGCGGTGATGTGGGAACGCAACGGCCAGGATCTCGAGGTGGCGCTGTACGTGCGGGCGGTCGTGGCGGCCGAGAAGCCGGACGCGTCGGTGGCGACCCGGACGCTGGTGCGTCAGCAGCAGGAGGCGCTCGGGTTGTCGTTGCCGGGGCTGCTGCGCAACCGCTGGCGGATCCCGGCACCCGACGACCGCGGCGAGACCGCGAAGCGGCCGGTGGCGAGAAGCGGGCTGCGGGTGGTGGCGGATGGCCCTGGACGACCTGGGGCTTGAGCTTGACTTCCCGACCCTGATCGTCGCCGGCTACTGGGTCGAGCGGCACTGCGTGGTCCCGGACGGGGTGCTGCGGGGCGAGTCGTTCGGGCTGGTCCGCTGGCAGGCGGAGGGGCTGCTGAACTGGTACCGGTTGAAGTCGTCGGCGCGGGTGGGGCAGCTCGCTCCCGCGTTCTTCTACCGCCGCTCGCAGGTCGTTCTTCCGCAGAAGGCGGGCAAGGCGCCGTACTCGGCGGCGCACATCTGCAACGAGGCGGTCGGCCCCGCCCTGTTCGCGGGGTGGGCGCGGGGCGGCGAGGTGTGGGACTGCCGCGACCACGGCTGCGGTTGCGGCTGGGCGTACGAGTACGGGTCGGGGGAGGCGATGGGTCGGCCGTGGTCGACGCCGCTGATCCAGGTGACTGCGTTCTCCGATACGCAGGCCCACAACATCTATGACGCGCTCAAGCCGATGATCGACGAGGGCCCGCTGTCGACGCTGATCCCGCACACCGGGGAGGAGTTCATCCGGCTGCCGAACGACGGTCGCATCGACGTCGTGACGTCCAGTCACCGCTCGAGGCTGGGGCAGCGCGTCACGTTCGTGCCGCAGGACGAGACCGGCGTGTGGACGCAGGCGGCGGGGATGATAAAGGTCGCGGAGACGCAGCGTCGCGGCCTCGCCGGGATGGGCGGCCGGGCGGAGGAGACCACGAACGCGTGGGACCCCAACGAGGACTCGGTGGCGCAGCGCACCGCGCTGGCAGCAAGGACGTCACCGGACATCTTCCGGATCCATCCGATGCCGGCCCGCAGCCTGTCGTACCGCAACAAGCAGGAGCGCCGGAAGATCCACCGGCACGTCTACGACGGCTGCCCGTGGGTGGACCTGGACGCGATCGAGGCGGAGGCGGCGGAGCTCATCACCGTCGACCCCGGCCAGGCCGAGAGGTTCTTCGGCAACCGTCCCGTCGCCGGGATGGGCGCCGCGTTCGATCTCGGTGTGTGGGAGAGCCTCGAGAAGAAGGTCAGGGTCGAGCGTCACGCGACGGTCGTGATCGGCGTGGACGGCGCCCGCCACGACGACGCGCTGGCGGTCGTGGCGTGCGACGTGAAGTCGGGGCACATGTGGCCGCTGGTGATCGTCGAGCGCCCGGAGAACGCGCCGGAGGACTACGAGCACGACCAGTCGCTGGTCGACGGGGCGGTGTCGGAGGCGTTCGAGCGTTTCAACGTGTGGCGGCTGTACGCGGATCCGCAGCACATCGCGCCGCTGATCGAGTCGTGGAGCAACCGGTACGGCTCCAAGCGCGTGATCGAGTGGGCGACGTACCGGCCGCGGGCGATCGCGTTCGCGGTCCGGGCGTTCGAGGAGGGCATCGCGGCCGGTGACGTGTCCTTCTCCGACGACGAGGCGGGCCGGCTGACGAAGCACATCGTCAACGCGTACCGGCGGACGCTGACTGTCCGCGACGACAAGGAAGCCTTCATGCACACGTTGAGCAAGGAGGCTCCGCGTTCACCGAACAAGATGGACGCCGCGATGGCCGCGGTTCTGGCGTGGGAGGCGCGCGGCGACGCACTCGCCTCGGGTGCGGTGAGCTTGACGGACACCAGGCCGCAGGAGCAGCCGAAGCCCCCCCGGCCGTACGAGCCCGGCTTCGCGCCGAACGTGCCCGCATTGGTCGGGGGCTGGTCGCCCGGCGGCGACATGGAATAGGGGACCTGATGACGACCGCGCAGTACTACACCTACCTGAACACCACGTACCCGAACGATGCCGCCACGCGCGGCGAGCTCGCCGGGGCGGCGTACCGCTTCCAGCAGTACATGGATGAGGGGTTCGGCGCGACCGTCGCCCGTAACCAGGGGAAGATGAATCCGAAGCGGGCGGCGTTGCTGACCGCGAAGGGCGAGGACACCAACTACGGAGGCCTGACGTGACGAGCACCGAGTTCGAGAACAAGTGGCTCAGGGACCCGGGCGGCATTCTCGCCGGTGACCCCAAGCGCTTCGAGGTGGCGCGTGTCGCGTACGAGGTGCGCCGCCGGATGGCCGAGGAGGGCTACAGCGGTGAGCGCGCTGTTGAGCGGGTGCTCGAGGAGCCGTACTACCGGGAGGCGCTCACCACCGCGGTGGATCCTCTCGGGGATGAGGATGAGGATGTCGTGAAGGACTTCCGGAGCATCACCGCTCCGTGACCTACAAGCCGCACATCAGCATGTTGGGGTCCGGTACCGGCGCGTGGGGTGTCTACGCGCCCCGCGGTCGCCCGCGACTCATCGGCTGGAACAACACCTTCAGGGAGTTCAGGACGGCTTGTCTGCACGCCCAGACCATCAGCATGCTGAGGCGTCCTCTCACTCCCGAAGACCAGATGTACCCCACCAATCACAGGAGGCCCTAAATGGCCGAGAGCAAGGCAAGCGGAAGCTCGGGATCGGGCTCCTCCGCATCCGCAACGCAGGACAAGCCCGCGAAGAGCAAGGACAGCGAGCGGTACGGCGGCGACGAGCCGCTCGACTACCCCACCCACGAGCCGCTCGACAAGGTCACCTACCGGGACCCCAGGCCGCTCGACTGGCCGCAGAAGGCGGACCGGTCCGTGTTCATCGGCGTGGTCCACTCGAGCGACCCGGATGACGACGGCAGCGAGAAGAGCGGGTTCGTGTACGCCGGCAAGGTCCGTGAGGACGAGGAGCTCGAGCTCGGCGGCGACCAGGTCAAGGCCGCCCAGATCGTCGCGGGCTCCAACCAGATCACCGTCATCACCGACCAGGGCACCCTCAACTTCGGGAACCTGACGCCGGGGGTGGTCGCGGATCTGACGCAGGCCCTGAACGTCGTCGGCAACTCCTGATGCCGACCGTCACCGAGACCACGGTCGACGGGTTCGTCTCCTGCACGGACCCGCGCTGCGTCGGCTACAAGCAGAAGCCGACGGCCGTTCTCCGCCAGCTCGTCGCGTTCACGTACGGCGACAACGGGGGTGACGGCAGCATCCCGCTCGGGGCGATCGAGCGGGAGTCCGTGTACGTCATGCAGACCGACGACCCGTGCGAGCACTGCGGCAAGCCGACGATCCGCACCGACTCGGAGCGCCCCGAGTACGCCCAGGTGAGCGGGCAGGACCCGCTGGAGCTGCTTGCCATCAACCAGCAGACGCAGATCCGTGACGTCCAGATGCGCAACCTGGAGGCAGCGAAGGAGAACGCCGAACTGAAGGCGCAGCTTGCGCAGCAGGGCAAGATCCTCGCGGAGATCCAGGGGGAGCTCACGCGCCGCAAGGGCGGCCGGCCCCCCAAGGACCCGGACGGCGACGCGGCGTGATCTACCTTGCCGTCATCTACGCGCTCACGCTCGCCATGGGAGGGCTGCTCGTCCGCGGGCTGCTCGCCGGGCGTGAGCGCGCAGAGGCGGCATGGCAGCAGGAGCGCGCCAGTCTGCTGCAACGCATCCAGGCCCCAGGGCATGCGGTGATCGAGCATCACAACCAGGAACCCGTGGTCGCCCCGCCGGCCGTCAGCGAGTTCGACGACGAGGACTTCTGGGAGAGCCGGGAGGCGCTCGCCGACCGGTTGGCTGCGGCCGAGGTGAACGGCAATGGCGATGGCTGACACCTATGAATGGTCCTGCGGCGTGTGCGGCGTGACCACCTACGTCCCCGCCGGGGGCGGACCGCTTGCCTGCCGATGCGAATGGGACCCGCCGCTCAAGCCGTGGGAGAACACCGAGCGCACTCGCGAGCACTCCGCGCGGCAAGTGATCTTCCGCATCGCCGATGGTCGCCGCGAGTACGTCGGCACCGCGCACGACCTGGAGTCCCACCGTGGCTGACACGGCGACCACCGGCGTCGGCTACGGGCTCGTCGAGAAGCCGCCGGCCCAGACGATCCCCGTCCCGCCGGTGATCGCGGCGTGCGTGGACCGTGGCCGCGCGGACATGAAACGCAACGCCCCCGCCCGCCGGCTGTGCGTCCGCATGGAACGCGGCGACACGTTCTTCTACCTCGACTTCGGCGGCGCCCTGCAGTCCAAGACGACCGCCACCAACCCGCGCGGTGGCGGAAAACCGCCGCACCGCTCGCGCAACCGCTACAACTTCATCCGGCCGATCATCGAGGACAAGGTCTCGAGCGCCACGCAGCGGGTCCCGTCGTTCGAGGTGGACCCGTCCACCACCGATCCGGAGGACGCCGGGGCCGCAAAGATGGCGGGAAAGGTCGCCGTCTACGGCTACGACAAGTGGCGGTACCGCAACGCCACCGTCAACGTCGTCAAGACCGCCATCGGCCTCGGAGGCGCCGGGTACGCGCTCCCGTACTTCGACCCGAACGTCGGCCCGTACACCGAGACCGAGATCGACGGCAAGTACGTCGGCCAAGGCGAAGTCCGGCTGAAGACGTTCGGCGGCAACGAGGTGTACTCCGAGCCCGGCGTCGAGTTCGACCTGTCGCCGTGGTGGTGCACCGAGCAGGGATTCCCCGTCGACCAGGTCCGCAGCCGCCCCGGGTTCGCCGGCGGCGCGCTCACCCCGGACGCCACCACGTCCGACATCCCGAACGACGCGAACCCCGAATCGAAGCTCGTGATGGTCCGCGAGTACTACGAACGGCCGTGCCCGAAATGGCCGAACGGCCGCTGGCTGACGATGGCGAACGGCCGGGTGATCGTCGACAACCGGCTCCTCGACCCAACCGCCGAGTTCCCGTGGCAGGACTACCCGCTGAAGGACACCGACGGCACCGTCCTCGACGAGCCGATCATCCACCGGCTCGTCTACACCCACGACCCCTCCGACGACAACGACCTCGGCCTCACCTGGCAGCTCATCGACTTTCAGCGCTCCGCGCAGGACTGCGTCAACAAGCTCATGGAGCTGAAGAACCGCGGGCTGAACCTGCAGATGCTCGCCCCCGTCAACAGCCTCATCGACCGCCCGGACGACGTTCCGGGGACCGTGAAGTACTACAAGCTCGGTCCCAACGGCGAGAAGCCCGAATGGGAGAAGGCGCCGGACGGCAGCATCCTCAACAGCCTGCTGCAGATCTTCAACCTGCTGATCGCGCAGATGAAGGACGTCGCGAGCTACGAGGACATCCACGCCGACCCCAACGTCGCCGCCCGCACAACGGCCGCCGTCATCGAGCAGTCCATCGCCCGGTGGCAATCCTTCCTCGGCGATTTG